AACGAGGAGATTGAAAATGAATAAAAAAGAATATCTTGATAGTATACAAGATCAACCTGATGATCATAAAGATGTACAGGATTGGATGGATATATTATCTGGAAAAAATGTTCCAGATGCTAATCCGCATAACAAAGAGTTTGCACTTTTAGTGCGTAACGCAATTTTAAATAAGGAGAAATAAATGCAAGATCAACACAGTATTGACAACATAACATTAGAATCCGCATTGGATGTTTTGGAAGTAAACATACCCACATTAGCAAAGAAACTAAATGTAACAAGGCAATGTTGTTGGCATTGGGGTAAGAATGAGATCCCACTAGGTCGCAAGTATCAGATAAGAGAAATGATATGGGAGAAATTAAAAGATGTTAGAGAAAGCTGAAATATTATCAAGATTTGAAAAGGTTTATAAGTCAGGCGAAGATGAGTATCAATGTTTATGTCCTGCACATAATGATACATCTGCTAGTTTAGGTCTGAAGTTTAAAGAAGATAAACTGATTGGTAATTGTTTTGCTGGATGTTCATGGGAGAATGTTATAAAGAGTGCTGGATTATCTTGGGATGATGTCATGCCCAATAAATTAGATAATCAATGGAAACCTAGAAGCAGAATTAGGTTTAATCCATACGCAGTATTAAAAGCTATTAAGGATGATGTACTATTCCTTGCATTATGTAGTAAAGCATTAAACAACCATGAGCATTTAGCAGATGAAGATCAAAAGAAACTGTTAGCATTAACAGGAAAGTTAAGAGAAATATATGTCAACATTAAGTGATAAATTAAATAAGATGGTAATCAATGATAGCGAGATAGGAAACTATTTTGAGGAAAGAGATACCTCTGAACATACCAAGATCAGAAGAGCCAAAGATTATAGTCATGAGGTTATGGATTATTTTACGGAGGATGTACAAGGCGGTAGACCATTACCTTTTACCAAGTTTGATAATCTATTTAAAATAAGAAACCATGAGGTAAGTATTGTTACAGGATTTTCAGGACATGGTAAATCCGCATGGCTTAACTTTGTTATCTTAAAATTTTTAAGAGAACATAAATGTTTAATTGGATCTTTTGAAATGCAACCAAGAGCTACGCTAGGAAGAATGTTGCAGCAAACTAATAACTCATCTCCAACACAATTAGCAATAGATGATTTTTTAAATGATGTAAATGATAATTTATTTCTTTATGATAGTGAGGGTGAAACATCTCCTGAAAAAGTATTAAGTGTTATCTATTATGCTAAAGAAAAATTGGGCGTAGAGGTTTTTGTTATAGATTCTCTTACTAAAGTAGGAATTAATTCTGATGATTATAATAAACAAAAAGAATTTATAAATAAACTTTGTGTGTGTGCAAGAGATATAGGTATACATATATTTTTGGTAGCACATAGTAGAAAAACAATGTCCGAGAATAATCAACCTAATAAATTTGATGTCATGGGATCATCAGATATTACTAATTTATGTGACAATGTTATATCTGTATTTCGCAATAAATCTAAAGAAAAAGATTTAGTGGATATGTCAGAAAAAACAGATGAAGAGATACAAAAAGTTATGAATAGCTATGACTGTTTTGTAGAAATAACTAAGCAAAGGCATGGTGTAGGTTGGGAGGGTACAGTAGGTTTATACTTTGATCCTAAAACATTTAGATATAAGGAGTCAAGATTTGGAACAATCTAAAATAACTATAAATGAATTTTTAAAAAAAATGAAAAAAACATTTGGTCAATTTGAATACAAAGCTACTAGCAAGGATGGTAGAGTATTTAAATCTATTGGTTTTGATAAAACTAATAAACATTTGACAAAATAAATTTACAGTAGTAAAGTAATACTTAGTAACATTTTTATTAACCTTTAAGAAGAAGGAAGATACCATGAGCAAATCAAATCAATATGCACTTGAATCTAGTATTCAAGACATAGAACAACAAGAACAACTCCACGAACTATACTCCGAGATAGAAAAAGCAGAAGAGCGTAAGCGTATTGAAGACTTACAACAAGCCGCAAGGGGTGAGTTTAATCTATTCGCAGAGATCAAAAAGTTTAACAAAATATATAAGGAATCACTATGAGTAAATATCAAGATTTAAGAAAGATAGATGTATCTGAACATACTGAATTGAAATCTAGGTTCACTTACCTTTCATGGAGCTGGGCTGTTGATACTTTATTGCAACATGATGAATCAGCAACATGGACTTATGCAGAGCCTATGACATTGCCTGATGGAAGTATGATGGTTTTCTGTACAGTAAAAGCGTTTGGAAAAGAAATGACTTCACAACTTGCAGTTATGGATAATAAAAACAAAGCCATCAAGAAACCTGATTCGCAAGATCTAAACACCGCTATGATGAGATGTTTAGCAAAAGCAATAGCTCTGCATGGTCTTGGGCTTTACATTTATCAAGGCGAAGACCTCCCTGAAGTAGATGCTTTAGAGTATATAGAAAAGTTATATCAAGTAGATGGTATAGATGCTTGTAGAAAATACTTTAATAAACTTAAAAATACTGATAGAGAGTTATGTCAACCTTTTGTAGAAAGAATGATTGCATTACAGAAAGAGGAGGAAGCATAATGGAACAGAGAAGTGCTGAGTGGTTTTCTGCTAGGTTAGGTAAGGTAACTGCAAGCATGGTTGATGTTGTAATAAGTGGATCTAAATTAGCAAAAGAAAAATATTTCTATCAGCTAATAACAGAAAGACTTACCAATAAAGTAACTCCCATGTATGTAACTGCTGCTATGCAACATGGCATTGATTATGAAGATGAAGCTAGGATAGAGTATGCTAATTTTAATAAGTTATTACTAGATAAGGATGTAAGGGAGGTAGGTTTTATAGATCATCCAAGCATAAGTATGAGTGGTGCTAGTCCTGATGGGTTAGTACATAAGGATGGATTGATTGAAATCAAATGTGTTCAACCTATTACGCATACTACTACACTAGCAACAGAAATAATTAATAAAAAATATATAAACCAAATGCAATGGCAGATGGCTTGTACAGGTAAGCAATGGTGTGACTTTGTATCATATCAACCTAGCTTTCCTAAAGCATATAAACTCTTTATCAAAAGAGTAGAAAGAGATGATGATTATATTGATCGTCTGGAAGTGAGTGTTGAAAACTTTTTAAAAGAAGTTGAAGATAAATTAAAAACCATTAAGGAGAAGTAAGTATGGCAGAGTATGATAATACCAATAGTTTTGTCTTATTTCCAAATGACAAGGGAGATAATGATAAAAGACCTGACTTTACAGGTACTGTAACGCTTGAGGGAGGTAAGGAAATGTCACTTAGTGCATGGAATAAAACTTCCGCAAAAGGTGTATCTTATATGCAAGGTCGCTTGAGTGAACCTCAAAAGCCAAGCAATAATAACGGATCAAATGCTCCAAGAGAAACAGTATCTAAGGTTGCAGATGATATTCCGTTTTAATATAAGTTACATTGGCGTGTAGATACATTGGCTCTCAAGTACAATAATTTTGAATTGGTCTAAGTTATTGTGTCGAGAACTTGAGAGTTAAATGTATTCATTTAATTTTAATAAAGGATATTTATGAAATACTTAAAAACAAAAACATTTATTATAATATTAGCAATTGCAATTTTAGCTAGTATTCAATACTCAATATATAATCACAATCCAATTGAAAATGGAGAAGATATAGTAACCATAGAAATAATTGGAGCTGGTTTGGAGGAAGAAATATATGTTGATCCAAACATATATATAAACGATGAAAGTTTATTTCCATCTGATGAGATTACAACTCTTCCTGAAATAGAAAGTATTGATTCTGATTTAACTTTACCTCCATTAGAGGAGGTTTAGTTATGTCTGATAACATAAATCCAGATCATTACAAATCTGGAGGTATTGAAACCATAGAATATATGAAAGCTAAAATGAGTAAGGAAGAGTTTTATGGTTATATAAAAGGTAACGCAATAAAATATATTAGTCGTGAAGGATTAAAATCTGACAAACTTACCGACAAAATAGATGACTGTAAAAAAACTATATGGTATCTTGAACAAATGATTAAAGTACATCAAGAAGAAATAGCAGCATTAGAAGTTAAAGTTAAAGAAGATGAATGGATAGATGATCCATTAGTGGATGAAAATTAATTTAAAAAAACCTCATTTATGCCATGTGTGTGGAAATGTTGGTAAGTTTTTTCATAAAAAATG